CAAACTTTGCCAAGTCAGATGAGTTGTAGTTTGTAATTGTTGTGCGAACAAGTGTCTCTAGGTCTGCAGCGGTTTTCACAGTGACATTAGAATTATATTTGAATGTAGTTATTAGTTTAATCTTAGTTGTTTCTGGATCAACAATTGTAGGACGAACAGAAGCAACATTATACTTATCCAAAGAAGTTGAAACATTATTTTTCTGTGCTTCTGTTAGATTAACACCAGAGGTTGTTTTGATAGAAACAAATACCTGTCCATAGATTGGGGGATCGTTGTCCTCCCCACCCCACACTTGGATTGCTTGTGTGTCTGCATAAACTTGTGGAATGATAACCTTATAGTCATCAGTTGTAACTGCTCTACCCTGTGATGCATAATCCAAAGGAGCATTGTATTTAATAGACTGAATAGTTTCTGGTTCTGCACCACCAGCTGCAGCAGATACAGTTGCAATCGTAATATTTGTTTCCCCACCAACAGATGTTCCAGAAAATGTTCTTGCATTATTGGCAGCACCTTTATTGGTAACAATATATTCTAGGATAACAATGTTACCATCGTTTACTTTCTTACCCACAACATCATCACCAAAGTATACTTCAAACTTTCCATTGTCAATCTCCTGTAGGAAATAAACTTTAGATTCTGCTGTTACTTGAGAAATGTCTGTTGCAAGAGTATAAGTTTCTGTAGTCAAATCAGCTGAAGAGTTCTGAACAGATACCTTTAGAGTAGTTGTGTCTGCACGATTATCAGTAAGAAGATATTGCTTCTCCAAGTTATTATTATCTACTGTATACTTGGCAGTAACAAGAGAACCCTCATAGATAGCAAGGTTCTGAAAACGAAGAACACCATTGAGTGGTGTTGCTGTTCTTTCTTCATTAACAACAAATGCATAAGTTGTTCCGTCAACCTGTGTGGTAAACTTAGTTCCTTTTTCAACTGTAATAGATGTTAGAGATGAGTTGTTAATAGTGACATCGACATAGGCAACTGGAGCACGAGCAGAACGAGGAGTGTAACCAAGTGTCTTTGCGTGAGAGACTACAGATGAACGCAAAGTTGCAGTGTCCAAGTATGCTTCGTTGATTGCCATGTTTGCATTCATACCCAAGTAGTGAGTATTGTATGCAAGTAAATCAATCAGTGTGGAAAGTGCAGAACCCTCAAAGTTATAATCTGAGAACTCTGTCTGGTTTTTCATGTATGTCTTTAGGTTGGATTTGATTTGATCGAAGTCCAACTCTGTGACTTGTAGTTTTGTTGCCATCTTATCTTAGTCTCTCTAAAAATAGATTCAATGTCTGTTCATCTGTTTCTGAGTTTACAACATTGAATTTTATTGTCGCCTCGTATGCGTTACTATCAATATTCGCTTGAACAATAACACTAATGAGTTCTGCTCTTGGTTCAAAGTTCACAATCACATCTTCAATGTTTCTACCAAGTCTTGCCGCAACCTGTGGAGTCATATTCTCAAACAATGCACTACGAACATTAGAACCAATCTCTGGATGGAAAGGACGCTCATAGAAGTTTGTCATAACCAAGTTTTTAACACTTGCTTTGACAGCAGAAATATCAGTCAGTTTTGCAATGTCACCAGTTACAGGATGTTTTGCAAAATTAAAGTTGAAGTCCTTAAATACAAAGGCACTTCTCTCTGATTCATTGTTTGCTTCTGCATCTCTAAATGCACTAGGGTTTGCGGCCATCTAAATCTCCTTAAAGGTATTTATACCGTTAGTTAGGAAGTTTGACAACACCCTCACGAATAAGCTTCTCCCTATTCGCCATGTGCTTCATTTGGATTTCTTCTTTACTTCCACCGAAGTATGCAACACAATGTCCTTCTTGAATCATAATATCTGTAACCATCTCATCACCTACCATGAAATCTCCAAGTATTCTACCGAACTTGCCCTTCATGTCCTCACCGTTTTTGTTCACTTGTGTTTTAAGAACAGCACCATTCTTCAATAGTTCTTTTAGTCTTTTCTTTGCTGCCAGTCCGAAAACCTTTTCCACCTTGTCACGAGTTCTGGATTCAGGCGTATCAATACCCATGATACGAACACGCTCGTCACGAAGCCAAACACCGAAACCAAGATCAATATCGACATCCACTGTATCACCATCGACTACCTTAACCACCTTACATTTATACTCATACATTTCTTATCCCCCAGCAAATACATTAGGTGAACCAGCAGCCACTGAAGTGCAACCACTAATACCATCTCCTATTCTACCTGCTCCCTTTCCGTTTACTTTTACTGTTGAAGAACCAGATGCAATAGGGGCTGCATGAGATGGACATGGCGCAGGCGGTAATAGATGCCCAGTGTTTACATCTCCCTGTCTACTCCACGCAATACCATTCACAAAGACATTAGGACTTCCCACTGCTCTAGTCATACCAGAACAATGTGGAACATCCGCATCACCAATCCGTGTTGCCGCAGGCATTACTTTATCTCCCTACTCATTAGTTCTTTTAGTTTATCATTATAAGTTTCCATCAACTCATGTTCTTCTTCTGTGTGAGGCTCTGGAATAATCTCTGGTTCAAATCTAATAAGGTTATCAAACACCAGAGGAATGTCATCAAAGTCAGTATATCGTTTGATGACACCATTAAGTATAATATCAAACTCACCCCTCATTAGTTCAAGTCAATCCTTGCAGCATCGACATCCAAGTTACCAGAAATAGTTTCGGTAGAGTTGCCTGTTACTGTTTCAATCTTAGAACCAGCATAGACATGAGTAACAAGTCCGACAACATTCTCATTCTCAATACCAAGAACTGTCTTGGTTCTGAATCCTGTGAGTGTAGTAGAGTGGAATGCAGTCGCAGCGTTTGAACCGTATTCTTCCGATACATCACCTTTAACAACTTCCTTCTTATTACCGTCCACTTGAATATTCCAATCTCCTTTGATGTATGTCTTTGCATTACCATCAATCGTTAGGTTTACATCTCCCTTCACATTCACGAAGTTTGAGCCTGCGATAATCTCATAGTTCTGTCCTACAACACGAGTGACTTTGTTTCCGTCTGCATCAATCTCATAGTATGTTCCGCTCTTGTGTTTCTCATAGATGCGTTCTGCATATGGGGTGTCATCATATTCTTTGATGTGTCCACCTTCTGTTTCAAGAACATGATTGTATGGATACTCTGTGTTGCGTCTTTTATATGGGGGAACTCTATCTTCTTGTGTCTCTGGATTCTTTCCAGTTGCATCTTTACCACGAATCGAATCATCTATGCTTCTTGGTTCACTCCATGTGGTTGAAGTAGGGTCGATATTCGTTCCGACTTTATCTGTCCAGTTAGATGCAGTATCGACTGGCGGATTTGAAGTAGTAGAAATCTTGTCATCTGCATTTTGAAGTATCATCTTCTCATTTGCGATAGGAACTTCAGAAGTATATGCCTCATCTCGTTCTGCAATCTCTGGATGTTCTTCTAACAAACCAGAAGTCAAACGAGATGTATCCGCCTGTCCTACACGAGAAGGGTATGGGCCAAAGTCTGGTTCTTTCTTATACTTCTCACCTTGTGTGTCTGGTGCATCTGGTGAGTTGGGGTCAGAGAAACCTTTGGATGGGTCTGGTGCGGATGCTGGTGTGCCAGGCATAACACCCATGATGATAGGTTGTTGTAGTGTATCTGGATCACGAAAGAAACCGAACACCCAATCACTAGGTTTGATATTATGGAAACCGCCAGGGCCTGCGGTGGTAGGTAACATCACCCACGCCCACGGCAAGTCTTGCGTAGGAAGTTTAGTCAAGTCCTCTGTGTGATAACCAAAGCAACGAACACGAATACGCCCGAGAGCCTTTGGATCATCTCTGTCCTCACAGACTCCAATGAACCAAGTAAACCCATCACGACCCATAAAATAAGATAACATATCTGCCATTAAAGAAAAACCCCTTTACAGTATTTATACCGTAAAGGGGTCAAGTTGGTCAGAGAAGGAAACTTACTTATTCATTACATACATTGTTACTTCAAATCCAAAGCGCATTTCTTCAAAGGTAGGTTTTGTCCACATAGTGTTTCTCCTTTCATATAATACTTATCATCAGATGATAACTTTTAGACTAAGGATAATCTTGATTATGAGGTAGTGATTGGTCGGAGTGGAAGGATTTGAACCTCCGACATCTCGCTCCCAAAGCGAGTGGTCTACCAGACTGACCTACACTCCGTTATCAATGAACTCATCTAGTGTTGGGCGTTCTCGTTTACCCAAAGTGTATGCACGAAACTCAGACATAATCTTTTCTTTTGTTGTATTGTCTCTTGCAAGTTCATACAACCGATTTTTGTTTTCGTTTCCAGCAGTCCATACACGATGATCGTCAGAGTAGTCATAGAACCAATCGTGCCTAGATGCTTCATTAAAGAACTGTTCAATATTCATTACACTGTTCCTGGCAAGTTTCTAGTTGTGTCGATAATATCCTCGACTTCTTCTTTCGTAAGGAAACCTTTTACGGTATCCCCTTCTTGAGTAATAGGTGGGAACGAGCATGGCTGTCCATTACGAAGCAACATGATTTCAAACAATCCCCTACCGCCGCCATAAGAACTCTTATGCGATACGATGGATAGACCGTAACCATTATCAAAATCAATTTCACCAGCATACTCGTTCCCTTTCAGATCACCATCAAACATGAGGTAATCGGAAACTTTGTATTCTTTCACACCTTCAAACATTAGAGACATTTAACCCTCATATACATATTGCCTTCACTATCGTAGTAAGGACTGTTCCAACACTTTGTCAACTTACCGTTGTTCTGAACACCTTGTGTGTGAATAACAACATTACCGCTGTCACTCTCAATAGTGTTACCAACAGTTTGCTTAACAATCTGAGCGATGATAGTCTGAACAAGAACATCATTGTTACTATCGAACTCAAAGGCATTCGCATTACCAACAGTGGCAGCGAACATCATCATTGCAATCAAAATCTTTTTCATATCTTTACCTCTTTCTCTCAACTTACATATACATTATATGTTATAAGAGCATAGTTGTCAATAGCAAAAGCCAAAATAATTGAAAAAAGATTCTCAATAGAATCAATCACTTACGATAATGTTTGAAAACTTTTTCAGTTTTTCTTGCTTTTCTTTGTATGATTCCTCTATATCTTCCTCAGAAATATCTAGGTGATTCGTTGTCAGTTCTATCATGCACAACAAATCCCCTAGTTCCTTTGTCAGTTTAGATGCATCATTACCGAACCGTAGTATCTTACTACACTCCTGTATGACTTCTCCACACTCTTCCATAAGGATGACTAGGGTTTCTTCTTGGATATTCATGCTGTCAGTTTACCGTTGACTTCTTCTTTCAATTGCTTCACTCGACTATCCAACCAACTAATAGCGGTATTGATATGTCCAGTGTCTTGCGGTTGCAACTGAGACTTTGCATATTCAATCTCTTCCATCAAATGAAAGATACGCTCAAACTTCTTCTGTGGTGTCATCATCATCTACTACTCCTTCTACACCAATGTTGTTACCATACTTAAACTCTTTAGAAGCACACTCATCCAGTTCCTTCATAATCTCATCTGTAAAGAACTTCTCTGGGTTATTGTTGATTGTCTTACCGAAAGTCTTTGTTCCGTCTGGCAACTCTACACGAGTAGAGACAGACTTAAAGACACCATACTTCAACGCCAAGTCCAACAGTCCGTAGTAACGATCCAATCCCTTATCATAAGACAGACGCACATCAACCATTTTGTTTTCAATCGTCAGACGACTCTTAGCATTCTTACAGTGAACGATATTACCGATCACCTCAGTTCCATCTTTGTCTTTCTTCTTTGAGAGATATACGATACTACTCGCTGCATACTTCA